TTCTAGTGGGGACTTTAAAAAGACACAGGGGCTTGATACTGCCATTATTAACAGCTTGAATATTGACCAACGTGCAGAAGCATCAGAGGTTGCTACCCCACAAAATAGGCGAGGGAATATCATTGATGAATTAAACAATGAAAACGATTTTCAAATAGGGTCAAAACTATGGTTGTTGTCCCAAAAAAGAGCTAACCAAGAGACAGTTTCATTAGCTGAATCGTATGCTTCAGAATGTTTGCAATGGCTAGTCGATGACGGTATTGCTCAAACTGTTATAGTATCTGGTATATTAAAGAATGACAATATAGTGTTATCAATTACAATAAAACAGAGCGATGGGACTACTTTTAATAAGTCCTATGATTTATGGTCTAAAACAACAATAGCATAGGTGAATACATGAGTTTATCAATACCAAGTTCGCAACAAATATTCGAGAGAATAAACACAGATATTATTAATGAATTAAACGAGTTAGACCCATACTTACGCACCAGTTTTATACGTGCGATTAATGCTGCGGATTCTAAAGCGTTTTATGAGTTATATCAAACCGTACAACAAATGATTGATTTGTATTATAACCCTACAGGTGAATACTTAGATAAATTCGCTGCTGAATATGGCTTGACACGCAATCCGGCAACGCTGGCAACTGGAAACATTGTGTTTACTGGTACAGCCACATCAACAATTCCAATATCCACGCAGGTGACATCTGACGATGGCAATATTTATCAAACAACAGCTGCTGGGACAATAACAGCCACGACATTGACCATATCATCATTAACACGGTCTGGTAGTACCGTGACGGCCACAACGTCTGGTAATCACGGCTTAGCATCTTCATTAAGCGTTGTTATATCTGGGGCTAATGAAACTGAGTATAACGGAACGTATGTAATTAATGTAACTGGGCTAACCACATTTACATATTCAATTACAACAACGCCAACTACACCAGCCACAGGGACAATCCAAGGTGATATTGATTATGCGAATGTGGCAGTTACATCAACAGAGTATGGGGCGAGTCAAAATAAAGATGCTGGGGCAAGCCTTGGTTTAGCAAGCCCAATATCTGGTGTTAATGCAACAGCTTATGTGGATTTTAGCGAGATTGCTGGCGGTTCTGACGTTGAAAGTGATGACGACTTTAACACACGTTATATTTTTAGACGACAAAATTTGCCAGCAAACTTTAATAAAACCGATATAATCCAGCAAGCTAAGTTAATTAATGGGGTCACCCGTGTATGGGTTCAAGGTGCTGGCGAGTTTGATTCATCAATAACAGCAACTGGTGTCACACGAAACGGCGATTATTTGGCCGTATTTAATAAAACAGCGCATGGGTTATACAATGGGCAAGCAATAACAGTGACTGGGGCGAATGAGACTGAATACAATGTTGTGCAAAAAAAGATATTAAAAATAGATGCTGATAATTTTGGGTATTTAGTAACTGGCACGCCATCAACACCGGCGACTGGCACTATTGTTGCAAGTTTCCCAGTAGCTGCTTTAGGTCAAGTTCGTGTCTTTTTTGTTCGGGATAACGATACGTCAATTTTCCCAAGTGCTGGGGAAATTACGGATGTTTATAATAAAATATTAGAAATTAAGCCATCCACAATGAGCGCAAGTGATGTTATTGTGGATGCGCCTACAGCGGTGACAGTCAATTTTACATTTTCAGCAATAACGCCTAATACTGCTGCAATGCAAACAGCAATTAAAAACGCATTGACTGATTATTTTAATTCATCGGCCAATCTAGCAACAGATATACGAGCGATTGACTATAACTCAGTAATTAATAGCGTTGTGGATTCTGGTGGCAATCAATTACAATCATTCACGCTAACAAGCCCAACAACTGATATATCTGTTGGCATTAGTGAATTGGCTGTTCTTGGGACGGTAACATTTTAATGAGTCTTAAAAAATATACAACTACTGAATGGGTTGATTTTTTAAATCATTTTTTACCAAACGGTGAAGCATTTGTTGCTAAGTATGTAGAAGGGACAAACCTTAGATCATATCAAAAGGCTAAGAGCCAAGAATTCAAGCGTTTTGGCGATTTTATAGCAGATTTGATATCAGAGGTGTTGCCAAGCACGTCAATTAACTTGTTGAGCGAATGGGAGAGTTATCTGGGAATCCCGGATAACTGCATTCCATTAGCAACAACATTACAGGAGCGTAGGGACAATGTAATTCTTAAACTCACATCATTGGCCTATCAAACAGAACAGCATTTGATTGATTTAGCGGATGCATACGGTTTTACAATTACATTTGGTTTGTCAACAGGATTTAATTATACGCTTCCATTTGTTTTAAACAATAATGAGCGGTCATTGTTTTTGATAAACGGTAATTTTTCAACAAATCCAGATAAGGCTGCCGTTTTCCAATGTTTGATAAAAAGTCTGATCCCAGCAAATAAAACAGTAGTCTTTCAAGAGTCGTAGTATGGTAAAATTTGGATAAGGAATTAAAAGATGGCAATTAGAGATAATAATTTTGTTTTAGGTGATCCAACGGATGGGGTGTTTAATGTAACGGATGCCAATAATATTAAGGCAGAAACGGATAATTATATTGATACGTCTAGCCAAACCAAGTCTGAATCTGATTTATTTCAGATGGCTAAGACTGGGGCGGTTGTTGCGTCTAAAGGTGATTTTTACAAAGAATCAGCCGGATCAGCTGCTGATGTTTACTTATTAGAAGCGGATGATGACCTTGCTGATGTATGGCGTTTAAAAAACGGTATGCGTTTTCGGTTTAAGGTTGTTAATGCCAATACTGGGGCAAGTACAGTAAATATAAATAGTTTAGGGGCTAAGGATTTAAAAATACTGGGGGGTGATCTGAGTGCTGGCGATTTAAGTGTTGGTAATTTTGTTGAGGTTGTTTATAATGAGTCTTTAGATTATTTTGAGTTACAGACACAGCGTTTATTACCAAAGCAAATCACAATATCCAACGGTACGGATGCAAGCTACGATATAGATTTCACCGCCGGCAATTTTGATTTTGACGATCAATCTGGGCAGGCTATTTTATCGGCTATAACCAAGCAGATTGATGCAGCATGGGCAGAAGGGACAAACGCTGGGGGGTTAGACACGGGAACGGTAGCTGCGGATACGTTTTATTATTTGTTTGCGATTTACAATCCGACAACACAAACCAGTGATGCGTTGTTTTCAGCAAGTAAAACTAGCCCAACGCTCCCAAGTGGGTATACTAAAAAGAAATATGTAGGGACTGTGTATACAAATGGGGGTGCTTCAATATGGGGCTTTTATCAAGCTGGTAATATGTTTTTTTATACTGGCAATCAAATTATAGCATATGCCGGGGACGGTAGTGGACCGACCAGTAAAACGTCTATTTTTGTGCCTGGGTGTCCCCCTAACGCAGTGGCTTTAATTCAAGTACTTCTATTGATGGCTAATAATACATCTTCGCAGGGTATATATATTTGGACTCCGCAAAATGCCATTACTAATTTTAGTTATCGCTTAATCAATAATAATCCTAATGGGCACGCTAGTTTAAATTTTTTAATTAAAACGGATAGTTCGTCTCAGGTTGATTACTATTGGAGTTCAACTCATGGGACTAGATATCTAGAGTGCCACGGATTTATAGACCCAGAGTTATAAAGGATACATTATGAATTACTTAATAAATACTGAATCAAGCAATATTTTTGAATACGATCAAGATTACTACACTTTATCTAAAAACCTACGAACGGAACCTTGGAGGCAAGCAACGACACAAGAAGTAAAACCGTACTTGGTTGATAAACACATACCGTGTATTAAAAATGAAGCACACACTCGTATTACGGCGATTTATCCGATCACAAGGCAACTTAACTTAATTTACGAGCAAGCTGACAAACAGGCCGAATACACGTCTATGGTTGAATTTATAGCTAATATACGAGTTAAATCAAATGAGTTAGAATCTCAGCTTTCTGGAATGAGTATTGATGAATTATCTGTGTTTGATTGTTCAGATGCCCAGTATTGGCAATAATAAAACATAAATAATAT